GATGCTGGGGCACTTCCTGGATGCCCCGCGTCGGTCCCTGGATAATCGTCTTGTTGCCCATCTCTATCGATCCGCCGTCGGCAATTGCGCGACCGACAGTTCGAGCACGTTGGCCTCGGCATCTTGCGCCGGAAAGTCGATTTCAACCGAACAGCGCTTGGCCTTGGTGTTGATGGAATTGCGCGCCCCTTGCACCGGGAAGGGTCCGAGAATCTGCGGTTGCTGGAAAGTTCTCTGCTCGTCGTCCACTAGCCGGTATTGCATCTGGAAGCCGCCGTTGTCGGCCAGCAAGCGCGCCCAGCGGAAGGTTTTCGAGCGGTAAGGCGTATCGTTGCCGAAATAGCCGCCCCGCCAGTAGGCGTTCAGCACGCCATTGGTTGCCGGCTGGATGGTGTAGTCCCGAGTGATGCCGTTGACCGTGGTCGAAGAGACGGGCAGCTGCCAGATGAAGCCCTGCCCGGCCACGCATAACTGCCTCTGTAAAAGCGCGTTCGTCAGGACACCGATCCAACTGATCGAGCCGGGAAAAGTGGTCGGAATGTCGGAGACAAACACTTCGACTGAGGTAACGCGGTAGAGTTCGCCGCTCGTCTCGGAAGGCGTGACCTTGGCCGCGAACATGAAGAGGCGGTTGATGATCTGAGATCCCCCGACACAGCACAAGAGCGCGTACCAGTCGCGCTCCAGCCAGTTGAAGTAGCCGGAAACGCATTGCCCTTCGCTGCCGGGCGTGATTGTCTGCAAGAGCGGATAGACCCCGGTCGAAATGTCGATGGGAGCGTCGGTTCCATCGTAAAATTGCACCGTCTTGTTGCCCGCCAGCCAGATCAAGCCGTAGGGCGTCACCTGAATCGAAAAGTGGGAGAAGCAGCCGAGCGTCCAGGGCAGCTCCTGCAAAACTGCGAAGAAGTTGGCCGGCAAATTCAGCGTGATGTCCTCCACCGCGCCCCGCAATTGGTACATGTTCCCGGTCTGCGAAAAGGCGATCACGCCGTTCGGCAGCACCGCGCCGCCGGCAATCGATTCCGCGCCAATCGACAGCCGCAGCCGGTTGTAGGGCGGGAAACTCTCTTCCGGCCGCCCCAAAAGGATTTGCTCATAGCCGGAGTAGATGATGTCTTGGGGATTGCCCACCAGGTTGAAGATGAACATCCGTCCCTGACCGACCGCAACATACTTTCCGACGAGCGGCGGATTATTGATCTGCTGCCCGACGGTCGTCTGGTTCAAGCCTGAGTCCGGGGTGTTGTCCGAGATCTGCAAAAAGGGTGCAGTCGCGCCCGCCGGCAGCACTACATTCGCCCCCGGAGCGAAGATCGTAATCACTCCGGTGTTGAGGTTGACTTCCGCCAGTTGGAACTGGTCGCTTCCGCCGTCGAGCGAGCGAAACCAGCACAGGGTATCGACTTGCGGATCGAGCGAGGCGGTGGCGAGCGGCTGAAAAGCCTTATTGACCTGCGCTCCGGTCGAAGGCGAGGGCAGCGTAATGTTCGATTCATGCCCGGTGACCGAATTTTTCCAGGCGTAAGAGTAGGTGTAGCCAAAGGCCGGGGAGAGCGTGCCCGCAATGCTGGCCACGGCGCCCGGCGGCTGAGCCGGCGGCGCAATGCCCCACAGCCACCAATTTGTTCCGGTCCACTTCTGCGCCCGCAGGCCGTTTACCCCGAACAGGATGTTGTTGGCCGCCTTGAACGACCACGGCCCCTGGTTCAAGGCATTGATTTCGATCAGCGTGGCCACGGTCAAGTAATTCGTGTAGTAGTACAGCGACTACCCGAAAAACGCGAGCACCTGGCGCAGACCGTTCCCCTGCTGGAAATCCCAAAACGACTGCGGGCCTCGAGTTTGCCCGCCGATCGCAACGCTCAATTTCACCGGCAAACGGAATTTCGAGAGGCCGCCGGAGCCGGAGACGATGACGTTCAGGCAGTCCTGCGCCCAGTCCGGCCCGAGATTCGGCATGGTGGAATAGGAGTTGATGCCGTGGAAGGTCTGCACCGCCTGGATGATCAACCCGCGGCGGAAGAGCTCGAACGCCGGCGAGCTGAACATGTTCTGCGGTTGCTGTGGAGGGGAGCCCAAGGGATTCCGAGTTTCCTAAAAAAGGTGCGGCTGGATGCGAGTCGATTTGTTCCAATTCTCTTGCGTCAAGGCGCGCAGGATGCTCATGCGCACCGTTTCGGTATCGGCCGACCAGGCTTGCTGCGCCAGATACTCGTCGAGCGCCAGCTTCAGACGACTGACGGCCTTATTGACCAAAAACTCATGGACGCCGGTGATCTGCACGTAGGGGATCTCCGCCTGGTCATAGCGCAGTCTGCGCGGCTTCGCCACGTAGAAATAGCGCGGGTTGAATTGCAGGCCCGCCGCCGGGCGCACTTCGAAGCGGTTGCCGTTGATCAGATCCCAAACATAAGTCTGGTACTCCGAGGCGGAAGAAAGGGTGCGCCCGTAGCGGCGCATGATCTCGCTGTCGATGTCGTACTGGTTCCAGGCCCGCAAGAGCGTGTCCGAAGTCCGGACTTCGAGGTGGGTGATGTAGGCGATGTTATCGGCGGTCGAATTCTCGCTTGGCGGCGGCGCTCCGGCGGGAGTGGGCACGGTGGCGGCTTGCACTTGCGGCGGGAGCTGCTGGGCTTGCGAGTAATCCTGCCAGCCCGCGGCCGGTTCGGTTTAGGGAACGACAAAGGGCAGCGGCTGCTGATTTTGCAAGGCCATCAAGGCAGCGGTGTTGGTCACCGAGGCGTAGAAGTTCCAGCCAAAAGCCCCAGCCACGGCCGGCGGAGCGTTGACCTGGCCGAAATTATTGACGGTGGTAAGAAATGCGGTCGTTGGACTGAGCTGGGTTTCCGCGCCCGATTCGGTGACGTAGCTGTAGGCGCCGAGAATGGTCCGCGCCGCTAAATTCCCTCCCGCGACTTGACCGAGAACGGGCGCAACTAAGGGGTCTGCGATGGAGACGAGCTGCACCCGTTCCGCCCCGGAGGCGAGGGTAAACGTCACCGGGGAATCGAGCCCCAAAAAGCGGGCGACCTGCACCCGCATCATCGACAGCCAAATGTCCTCAATGCCGTCGTTGATGGCGGCATTGAGCATGGGAACGTCGGCGGGCGTGTTCAAGTCGCTGCGCAGCCAGAGCAGGATTTCCGCCCGCAGCGAGCCGAGAGTGTCGGACATGTTAGAGTCCCACCCCCATGAGCATCAACTGGTGCGTCCCAACTTGCGGCGTCAGGATCTCCAGCGTATTTGTTTTCCAGTTGCCGCTGCCGGTGCAGGTCAGCGCCGAGAAAGACGTGACGCCGCCATTCGTGTCGTTGCCGATGATGGTCGTGCCGCTCGACTCCTCGTTAATCAGAACTGTGGACGGAGTGCAGGCGGTCGTGCTGTCGCCCACCGCGCCAATGACCCAAGACGTGCCGTTGCTTTGAGTCATCGTGAGGCCGGTGTAGGTCACGGTGGTGCCGGTCCCGCTCCCTGTCGCATTGCCCCCGACTCCCTTGGAAAGACAGTTCCCTGTGGTGGTGGCCGCGGTGCCGCTATAGATCAGGGTCACAATTGCGGTTGCGTTCGTCCAGGTGCCGGACGATGGCGAACCACTGGTCGAGACCGCGCACCCGGAGTGGAACGAGCTGCTGCTGCCGCTGGCGGAATTGACATTCGAAAAGCCGCCATCCAAAGTGGGCGCGCCCGTTGCGGTGCGGAAAGCGAAGCTATAGATGAACTGGCCCGCCGCGAAAGTCTTGCCCGTTTTAACGACGGGAGTGCAAGAGGTGGCCGCTGCCGCGCAGCCCCCGACCAGCACCAGCTGCCCAAATGCGGAGGAGACGAAGAGCAGAACCGCGAGAAGAATGAGGCGTTTCATTTTAGCTGCTGGACCAGGCCGTGCCGTCCCACCATGAGCCATAGTATTGATTCGCCCCGATGCCGTTGACCTCGTCGTTTTTGTTCGTCCAAGCCTGCTGCAGAAAGGCTTCAATGGTTGCGACCGGGGTTCCGACCGGGAAGCTGTAGTCCCACGCGACTTCGGCGATCGTGCCATTCAGGATGGCGGTATTTTCCGCGCTCGTTGCTCCGGTTGAGCTGCCGTTCGCCAGCCAGGCGCTCCCCGTGGTCTGGGTGCGCACGCCGCTTGCAACCGGAATCCAGAACAGGCCCGAATAGGTCACCTGGGTTTCGTTGGTCGATTGCGTCAGCACGATGATGCGCTTCACTGCCATAGATTCTCCCTCACTGTTGCACGTACTTGATGACGCCCGAAACCTGAATGACGCTGGCCGACATAAAGCACACGTTGTCGGCTGCGGTTGCGGTTTTTGCCACCCAGTAGCCGCCGCCGAACATGACAAAGCCGGAATTGGCCGCGAGCTGCGCCCCGGTCGCGGCGGTCGTGCCGCCGATCAGGCCCGCGGAAATTGAGGAACAATTGCTGCCCGTTCCTTCGACGATGTTGAGATTGTCTGCCGCGCCCGCGATCAGGAATACGCCGCAAAGGTAGGTCTGCTTGGCGCTGACTCCCGCGATCATCGTGGTCGTCGTGTTGGTCAAGAAATTCACCACATAGACGGACGGCGCGTTGACCAGGCAGGGATCGGCGTAGAGGTTAGAGCCTGCCAGCTGGTTCACATTGACCGACTGGTTGGCGGCGAGCGAGGAATCGTTCGAAATGGTGACGCGAGGAATCCCGGCGCCGCTCGCGCCTGTGCCGGTGGAAAGGTTCGTTCCGCCAAACTGGGTAACATTGTCGGTGGCGGAGACGTTTAACGGGGTGGTCAGCGCCGGCTGGTTGGGGTTGATCTGTACGACAAGCGAGGGATCGGCCGCCGCCGCTTGCGTCGAAGCCGCCTTGACGGCCACCGGGCCGTGCGAGGTGTCGCCGATCT